CTACAAGGTGGGCTTACTTCAAGGATCAACTCGCAGCGTAGGGATGATAATCGAATCATTCAACTGCCTAGACTGGACAATATCTCTTGTTTGACCTTCTGGGATATAGGCAACTCAGACGGTACAGCGGTCTGGGTGGTGCAGAAGCATGGGCAACAGTACAACGTGGTGGACTTCTACGAGGCATGGGGCAAGCCCTACTCCCACGCAGTCAAGTGGCTGAAATCCCTCGATTATGTCTATGAGGCCATGTACTTACCGCATGATGCCGGACATAGAAGGCAGGGACAGACAGAGAACCGTTCACCGCAAGAGATGCTCAAAGAGCTCATGCCAAGCACAGAATGGGTGATTGTTCCAAGGATTCAGGAGCNAAATTGGGGCATTCAGCAAACCAGGGATATGTTCCCAATGATGGTTTTCGACAAGGACAGGTGTGAGGCAGGACTAGAGCACTTGAAACTGTACAGTCGGAAGTGGTCACAGAATGAGAAGCGATGGCTCAACCTGCCGGATAAGTCAGACGGTCACTCGGAGGCTGCAGACGCTCTCAGGCAGATGGCTCAGGCATACCACGCAGGGATGTTTGAACGCACACAGTCGTGGGGTAAAAAGATTAGAAGAAACCTGCAAGGTATTGCATAATCTGCTATACTATCCAAAATTTCTATAGGGGCATAACATGGGCTGCAAGAAGAAGGGGCGCGGAAAAGGAAAGGGTAAGTAATGAATGATCATCCCATCTATGGTCAATCTTATGCAGGACTCATGGACTACCTCAAGCGGGTGGGCAGTGGGCAGATTGCCAAAGAGGGCATTAACAGATACACAGGCTTGATGGACAGGGCTATTGCAGGTGATCCACAAGCAGGGCAGGAGTTAGTCGCTGAAATGATGCCTGGAGGTGGATTTCTAGCACACCTTCCGATGCCTGTAGGAATGACGGTATTTCACGGTTCTCCTCACAAATGGTCGAAGGTTGATCTGTCGAAGGTAGGGACTGGTGAGGGAGCGCAGGCATACGGGCATGGGTTCTATGCTGCTGAGAATCGGGGTGTTGCACAAGGGTATCGTGACAAACTCACCGGAACGGAGAAGTATGTGGAAGGGGAGTTACTAGACCCTTATATCCCATCGCATAATTTAGCTCTTATTTTAGACCAAGAGTCAGGCAACATAGACGAGGCAGCGGACTTCCTACAAATGCTATCTTCAAGGGGCGGGAGCGAAAGCATTAGAGATACGGCAAAAAAATCACTCGAATTATTAGAAAGTGGCAAGCGACCAGTGATTGAATTCCGCAAAGACGCAGGCAGCCTCTACGAACTAGACCTGCCCGACGAACAAATAGCCAAGATGCTGGATTGGGATGCTCCTTTGAGTGAGCAGCCTGAGAACGTAAGGAAAGCACTCCGCCAAACAAACAATAAAACCATTATAGAGGCGATGGATACTCAGCCAGTCTCGCATAATGGTGGCGATTATTGGTCTTACATGGGTAATACATATGATTCAAGGCTTGAAGCATTACAAGACTACACTGGTGAAAATATAATGCGGGGAGTTAATCCTGTTGCAAAATCTCCAGAGGAAACGTCTGCCTTGCTGAATTCATTAGGTATTCCAGGAATCAAATACTATGACGCTGGAAGCCGTGGCGCAAAGGAAGGAACAAGAAACTTTGTCATATTTGACGAAGACATAATCAAACCACTAAAGCGCAATAACGAGCCATTAGGGCTATTGGATGAGGTTACTAAGTGAGCTTAGACACATACGCAAACCTGCAGACTGAAATTGCAGAAGAGTTAAACCGCGATGACCTTTCAACGAAGGCGCAGACATTTATCGCACTGGCTGAAGCACAGATGAATCGTGATATTCGCCATTGGCGCATGGAAAAGCGGGACACTCTCTCAGCTTCAGGGCAATACACCCAACGACCTACTGATTGGCTTGAGACGATCCGGTTATGGGTGACAGGCTCAGGCACCACAAACCTGCAGCTTTCGTCTATGGCAACAATGGCAGACAGACGCGAAGCCGCTGAAGATGCAGGTGGAGCGCCCAAGTATTATGCTCACGTAGAGGATGACATCGAACTTTACCCCTCACCTGATGACACCTACACGCTAGGCATTCTCTACTATCAGAAAATCCCTGCATTGAGCGACAGCAACACAACCAACTGGTTGCTAACCAATCATCCAGATGTGTATTTTTACGGGGCATTGCTCCACTCAGCACCATACTTGCAAGAAGATGCACGCATTACCGTATGGGCGCAATTATATTCCGCAGCAGTAGCTAACCTGAATGCAGAGAGCGATAGGGCGAAAATGTCAGGCTCAGGCTTGAAGCTGAAGATTCGCGGATTAGGTTAATTAGGAGCAAACCATGGCTGATGCAACCACCACCACTTATTCTCTGACAAAGCCCGAAGTTGGTGCCTCAACAGACACCTGGGGCGCGAAATTAAACACCAATCTTGACAGTATTGACGACCTTCTGGATGGCACAACAGTAGTCACCGGAATCAAAATGGATGACACCTTGTCCCTTGTGGATAATGCGGACAACACCAAGGTCTTACAGATTCAGCTTTCAGGGATTACCACGGGCACGACACGCACTCTGACGATTCCAGATGCGAGCGACACGGTTGCGCTTCTCGCTGCAACGCAGACATTTACAAACAAGACGCTCACCAGCCCCGTACTGACTACGCCACAGATTAACGACACAACGGCTGACCATCAGTATGTTGTTGCCGTTAGTGAGCTTACAGCGGACAGAACGATCACTCTCCCGCTACTTACGGGCGATGATGAGGTGGTATTCAAAGACCACACGCAAACCCTCGCTAATAAAACACTAACTACACCAGTGCTCACCAATGCCACAGGTTCATTGAATGGAGCAACTGGATCACTAGGGGCGGTCACGCTCGCAGGCGAGGTAACAGGAGGTGATCAAACTATCTCTGCAATCAACCTGAAAGATTACGGAGAGATAACCAATGCGCTCGGTGATTTGGGCGGTGGTACTGATGATATTGACCTTACTCTCGGTAATGTCGTTACGGCGACTGTCTCCACAGCCACGCAGACGTTCACCTTTTCTAATCCGACAGCCTCGGATGAAGGGTGTGGCTTTACCCTGATTTTGACCAATGGTGGAAGTCAGACAGTGAACTGGCCTGCCTCTGTCGATTGGGCTGGTGGTACTGCTCCCACTCTTACGGCAGCGGGTGTTGATCTACTTGAATTCCTGACTGTTGACGGTGGCACGACATGGCATGGCGCTGCGTCATCACTGGATAGCAAATGAGTCTGCATCGTAAATTACGGAGAATGGCTGCTGGGAGCAGCGTTCCTTTGGAGGTCGCATATACAGGGGGGGCAGTTGCTGGTGGCACATCTTCCCCTATTACATACGCATCAATCCCATTTGGAGATGCAAGCCCAACAAGGCGACTGGCTGCCATAATAATGACGCATGATGCGGGTGAGAGGCTACCAACAGCGGTCACTATTGGGGGTATTTCTGCCTCTGAGGCTGTTTCCGCTAGTGATGCAAGTTACGACTGCTTGGCTATGTGGATTGCTGATGTTCCTACGGGCACTAGTGGGGATATTGTTGCCACTTATTCTGGAGCCGTGTCAAATAGCCATGCATTCATTGTCCGACTAGATGGTGGGATAGGTGGTACTTACTCCACCTCAACAGCTCCGGGTAACTCGCCACATGATCTTAGCTTAAATATACCGAGTGGAGACTCCGCTTTGATTGTTGGTTCAATAGCAAACGACTATCCGACCATTACCATGACTACAGGTGCAACAGAGGATTTCAATGGGCTTCTAAGTGGAATTTCCAGCATTGAGGGCATGGTAGCTACTGAACTGCTCTCATCCGCAGAAACCCCAAGAACAGTAACCGTAACAATAACTGGAAGCGTTTATGAAGCAAGTTGCGCCGCATGTTTTCAATAGGAGAGAATAAATGTTAATCAAAGTAACCAACGGAATACCGGAAGAATACAGTATTCGGCAACTACGGCTGGATAATCCTTCAGTATCATTCAAGCGTGACATTACTCCTGCAGAGCTTGCGGACTATGACGTGTATGAGGTGGAAATAGTTAAGCCTGTTTATGACCCGAATATAGAGACGCTGGAAACTCCTATTATTTCACAAGTTTCAGGTGTGTGGAAGCAGATGACCCCTGTTAGAAATCTGACTCCACAGGAATTGGCAGAGAAGCAAGCCAACGATGGCCGGCGCTATATTCGCAATGGTGTGGAGTTAATTGGCAAACTACAGGTGCAACTGATTAACAATCTCATCGCCAATGGCGTGATTGACCCTGCAGCATTCTCACCGAATGCCCGCAAAGATTACCAGAAGCTGAAGGCGGCTGTTGACAGGATTGCTGACTAACATGCCGTTAATTCCCCTAGCAATTCCTCCAGGCTTATACCGTAACGGTACAGAGTTCGAGCAATCGAACCGCTGGAGAGATGGAAACCTTATCCGCTGGGTAGAAGGTTCTTTACGCCCTGTAGGTGGGTGGGAGACTAGAGTCACTACCGCATCAACTTACGCCCCAAGGGGCTTGATCGCATGGATGGATAACTCAGGCAACGGTAATATTGCGCTTGGTGACTATGAAAAACTCTACTATGTCAGTGAAACCGGAACTGTCACAGACATCACACCGGTCAGTTTTACCACAGGAACCGAAGATGCTGCAATCAACACAGGCTATGGTGGCGGCGCTTACGGAACGGGTGATTATGGCATTGAGCGTGAGGGGTCAGGAATTTACGGTGAATGCACCACATGGACACTGGACACATGGGGCGAATACCTTGTGGCCTGCTCTGTTGATGACGGCAAATTGTATGAATGGCAGTTAAACATCGCCAACCCTGCAGCGGCGATCACTAACGCACCGACAGGATGCGCGGGATTGGTTGTCACAGATGAGCGCTTTATCTTGGCACTCGCTCCTAGCGGGAATACGCGCAAGATTGCATGGTGTGACAGAGAGGCCAATACAGTCTGGACAGCGGCGGATACCAATGAAGCTGGTGATTACGAACTGCAAACGCAGGGCTCTATCCAGTGTGGCATTAAAGTCAGGGGTAGAACACTGATTCTTACCACGCAAGACGCACACACAGCCACGTATCAAGGCCCGCCTTATGTCTACGGTTTTGAGCGTGTCGGCGCCTCTTGTGGTGTGATTTCACGCCATGCTGCTGTCAGTGTGGATGAGGGTGCTTTCTGGATGGGCGAGAAGGGCTTTTTTGTCTTTGATGGCTCCACAGCGAAAGAAATGGCATGTGATGTGCTGGATTATGTATTTGGTGATATAAACAAAGACCAGAAGTCGAAGATTTACGGGTATGACAATTCCAAGCACTCTGAAGTTTGGTGGTTTTACCCATCGAGCGGAACATTGGAGAATGATCGGTATGTCTCCTATGACTACAAAGACGGTCACTGGTCTTTCGGCTCCATTAGCCGCACATCAGCGATCAACTCAGGCGTATTCCAGAATCCCATGGCAACGGATTCAGCAGGAAACATCTATAACCATGAGAAAAACTACTCTTACGGCGGCACTGATCCCTATGTTGAGTCCGGCCCCATCTCTTTGGGCAATGGCGACCAGGTAATGAAAGTGACTGAGTTAATCCCTGATGAGGGGAC